GAATGATGCGCGGCGTCTGCCGCCAAAATGCGTCGGGATCAAACCCGGCTTCGGTCCAGAGCTCTAGGAGTTTGAGCCAGTTCCAGCCGTTTTCTTTGCCTGACCCCGCTTCGGAGGGTTTGTTTCCTCCTCCGGCTCCGGCCAGGCATGCTTCATGGCGGACGCGATCGCGTCTTTGACGGTGGGGAGCCCCCAAGACATGACCTTTTCGCGAAAACCTTCCCAGGGCAAGCCATACTGACGAAACAGCCCTGCCCAGGCGAGGGCCGCGGTCATGCCCAGGTGCGCGCCGCTGTCGAAGAGCGCGACCACCGTGCTGATCGGCTTGCCCGTCACCTCTTCGGCCATACAAAGGGCGTCGGCGTCCATGGTGACGGTAAAGGTCGTGTCGTCGGCCTGAAAAGAGGCTTCGCCGCGCATCGGGTTGCCCATTACGCGCCCGCCGCCTCCGTGCGTTCGCCGGTGAACTGAAGCGTCACCTGGCACGTCATGCGGTCGTCCAGCGGGATCGTGGGCGTGCGGCTCAGCACATTGACGAAGCCGCTGATCTCCCAGGTGCCGCCTTCATTGTCAGCGGGCACCACGATCTTGAAGGCGCGGGCCCCCGGATCCTGATGGGCGTCGCTGATCAGCACATCGGTCGGTTTGCCGGGCAGCCAGTTGACCTGGAAGCTTCCCTGCCCCGTCTCGATCAGCGTCTTGAGATATTCGCGGCGCCGACCGGGGCTTTTGAAATGGGTCGCTTCCGTCGTGCCCCATTCCTCCGAACCCGGCTCCAGCGCGATCAGCTCGCCGACCTCGGTCAGCACGCCCGTGTCGGTCGCCAGGTGGAATTCCGAGCCATAGCCCGTGATTGCTTCACTCTCGCCTGCCATCTGTCTTGCTCCTACTGGGTGGACTTCCACCAAATTCGAAAATCGGCCGAGATACGATAGACGGTGCCGATCCCGTCGACCTCCTCGGTCGGCATGTCGCGCTCGATCTCCAGCAGCGAACGGCTGAAGATCGTGTCGCCATGCAGGCCCGGCTGCTCCAGCAGCGCCACGCTCGCGCGCGCGAGCGGGTCGATATCCCGCATGGCCAGGCCCCAGAAATCGAGCCGCACGATGCTGTCGTGCAGATCGATGACCGAGCGCATGGCATATGCCCGCCCAGGACTGATCTGCTGCAGCGTGATGCCGGGCAACCCGGCCTTGGACGGTCGCGATACCCACGATATGCTCTTCGCGGCGGCCAGAGAGGCATCGGCTTTCAGCCTTGCCAGCAGATCGATTCTCATCGCTTCGCCGCCTTCCGCGCGAGCCTAGCGGCGGTTTTTTCCACTTCGATCCCGAGCGCCGTGCCGACAATGTCGAGAGCGTTCATCCGCTCGGCCTCCCAGGCCGGGGTCAGGAACGGCTGCGCCGGCTCCTTGAAGGTGCCGAACTCCTGCGTAATCGCCTGCGGATGCTGGCCCGGGCCGACATGAACTTCCACTGGAGCGACCGCCCCTTTGTCGCCCTGCTGCGACCGCGCCAGCGTCGTGCCGACGTCGATGCTCTCGACCAGATCGCCCTGGTTGACCGGCGCCAGGCGGCGCGCAGCACGGGCGATGGGCTCGCCGCCCTGGCGCAACGCCCTGACGGCCGCTGCGCGCGCGGTTGCCTTCGGCATCTGACCGAGCGCCTGTTCCAGCTCCTTCAGGCCGGTCATCTTGAATGTCTCGGCCATCAGACGGCTGCCCGAATGGCAGTGATGCGACGGCCGCCATTGTCGAGGTCATGCGCCCCGGTGATGTTCCAGATGCCATCATCGAACGTGATCCGATGATCTGTTACGCTGATGACGCGCGTTTTGCTGTTGCTCAACACTTCGAAGCTGGCGGCTTGGCTGCCGCCACCCTGCGCTGCTTCGCGCTGCTCGGTCCCGTTGCCGTAATATACCGCGGCATATTCCGCCGCGAGCTCCGCCCAGACCTCCTCCTCGCCGCCATACTCGTCTTCAACGGTGGTGCGCGCCTCGAAGACGATGCGCTTGTTGCGCGGGCTGGCCTTCATGTTGTCCACCGCTTGAAGCTGCGCAGCAGGCGCTTCGCCGACACCTCGACATCACCGGCAAGCCCGCCCGTTTCTCGATCGTTGAAGAAACCCGCCACGAGGATGCGCATGGCGCGGATGATGTTGGGAGAAAACAGCTGGATGGCTTCGGCCGTCGCGAAGCCGGCCGTCATGGTGATCGCCACCGCACTGCCATCGTAAAGGCGCGGCCAGCGAGGCGCGACAATGCGGGCAGGGCGACGCGCGATCTGCGCGAAGAAATCCGTGTCTGGCAGAGCCTGCTCGGTGCCGTCGCCATCAACATAATCGACAGCGTCAATGGATACTATAGGCCACGTCGCCAGACTGTCGCCGAAGCCCCTCAGGACTTCCGTCACCTCACGGCGTGTGAGGACGAGGCCAGTATAATTTTCGATCCAGCCGCGAGCATCGATGATCGCGCTGGTGACCACAGCATCCTCGTCATCGGACAGGATGCGGAGCTGCGCCTTGGCTTCCGCAAGCGTAATGGGTTCTGCCATGCGCAGCTCCTGCTAAGCGGCTCCGCAGAGCCGTTCAGTCCTTATCTTCAGCTGCCGCGCCGAGGTTCTTCGCGACCACCTCTTCCTGCGGCGTGATTGCCGAAGGCTCATTGAAATCGATCTGATTGCTGGACACAGGCGCACCCTTGCGCGGTTCGTTATCGACGGCAGGGTGCCCGGTATCGATCCGCTCGACGATGGTCGGCTCAATGAAGGCGCCGGACGCTTCCATGTCCGTGGCCGGCGCCAGGTTGTCGGCTTCCGCTCCCTTGGTGTCCGGCTGGCCGGGCACGTCCGAGAGCTTCACCTTGGTCGTATCGGCGGTCTTTTTGACGGTCATCATCGTTCTCCTGAAAGGAGCGGCGGAGCGATCGCCCCGCCGCCATGCTTACGCCTGCTTGAGGAAGCGCATGTATTCCGGGTTCTGGACGCCACCGCCGACACGCTTCGTCGTGTAGAAGTAACATCTGCGGTTTTCTGCGGTTTTTTGAGGCTATGCGTCACTCATGCGTCATGCAGCGGGCAAATAAAGCTGGGTCGCCATCCGATTAACGGCCTCCGAACGGCGATTTCCGCCGACGATAGGATGCGCGTAAACCTGCAGTGTCATGTCGAACGCGCTGTGTCCGATCAGCGACGTAACGTCTGTGAGGGGCAGGCCCTGGTCGATATAGCTGGAGGCCGCAAAATGACGCAGCGCATGGAAATGAAGGCGCTTGCCGTCCTGTGCTACCCCGGCCTTTTTCAGGAGCGGGCGCCAGCGATCACGATGGAAGGCTGATGCTTGGATTGCTGTGCCAGCTGCAGATCGGAAGACGAGCCCGCGCGGATCGGCGCTAGGAAACTGCTCTGCGTGCTCCAAGATCATCTGGCCGATGTGGGGCGGCATAGGCACGTCCCTAACACCCGCCCGGGTCTTAGTGCCCTTGTGCTCGTCCCATGCTGTCAGGTTATTCCTGACGCGGATGAATCCGCCCTCCATATCTATGGCGTCTAGAGTGAGGCCCATGATCTCCCCGAACCGCAGGCCGCAAAAGGCTGCGATGTGGATCGCGCAGCGAAGGACAGAATGTGCCATTTTCTTTCGGCCTGCTCCTCTGTCCTCCACTGCCGAAAGAATCGCCTTCACCTCGTCCATGGTCGGCGTGCGGACGCGCTCGCGAGGGAGGCCCCCGTGCTCGCGGCAAACGTCCGTGGTGACTTGTAGCTTTGTCAGGCCGCGCTTCCGGGCGAAATCCTCCACCTGCTTGAACAGGAATAGGTATTGGCTGACGGTAATGGGGGCGACGCCAGCCGCACCGATCGCCGATCTCAGGGCGTCGACGTCCGCGAACGTCAGGTGCGCAATCTTCTTCCTGCCGATGTTCGGCTTGAAGTAATTCTCGACCGCGCCGCGCATGAGCACATAGCGGGCGCGCCCTAGCCGCTTTTCGGCCAGCCGAATATCTTGGTGCCGCATGAACTCGTCGCAGACCTCGGTGACTGACTTCGTCGCCTTGTCTGGCGTGTGAATTCCATCCTCTATTTCGCGCTCGACCTTACGCTTGAAATTGTCCGCATCCTTTTTGAGCGTGAAGGTGCGCCCGCGCCGCACCCCCTTCTCATCGAAGTAGCGGACGGCCCATGCCTCTTTCGTGCCGCCGTCCGGCCCCTTCCATTTCCGCTTGGCAACTGATGCCATGATGCTCCTCCATAAGAGGCCCCGCCGAGCCGCGCCGGGCGGGGCAGGGTGGTTATTGCGCCTGGATCATATTGGCGAAGTGTTCGATAGATTCCGAAATGCGCTTGGCATGGGACACGATCCCGTAAAGCGCGTCCGTCGCGGGGCCGTCGAAGGTCGCCGCGACAATGGCCAGGCCAGTAGCCATATTACTGATCTCCAGCGATAGCTCGGCCAGTTTCTCCGCCTCTTTTTCGCTGCCGGTCATGCGCCATACCCTCGGTCGAGTTCGATCTTCTGGAACAGGTCGATGCAGACGGCGACCTGTGCGCGCATGATGTTCAGCAGGGAACAGATAGTGCCCCAGTCCTCCGCCTCTGACAGTGGCGGCAGCTTCTCGATGATCCCCATACGGCGCGCATCGAGATCGTTCTGGCGGATCGAGCACATGGCCAGTTCGGTGGCGCTGATCAAAGCGTCGACGTACTCGGCGGCGATGCCGCCATTCATGGCGTTCTCTCTCGGGGCCATGTCCGGCTGGACTGCCTCAATCATGGGCCTGCCCTCCCGTGTGGAGAATGGCCCCGGGCGCGCTGTCGCGTTCGCCGATCGACCAGATGGCCTCCCAGGCGCGCAGATGCGCCGCGTTGGTCGGGTCAAAGGAGGGGACGCCCGCGCGCAGCTTCATGCTGGCACGTGGCTCTCTGCTGGGCAGAGCTATCACATTGCTCATGGTTCGTTCTCACTGGTTTCGGCCTCTGACAGCCTATTCCCCGTATCGGACGGGGCGCCGGGAGGGTCAGAGCCGGCCAGTGAGACCGGTGGAACGCTTTTACCCCGAAAGGCTATTGCATGGCGCCCCACTCCCGGACATAAAGGTCCGGTCAGCGATGGACGCCAATCCACGCTGTTACATTCGGCGATCATTCCCGCGCCAACGGGTCGGATCGCCTATCACTGGTCCGGGCTCTGACACCCATTCCGACAATAGAACGATGATCCCCCGTCACGCAAGTGCCGGGCGCATCGTCGCGTCTATGGCCTGCCGAATGTCTCCAGCGCCCAAGGCGAACGGATACCCGCGTCTCGCCATTCGGCCAGAAAATTGACGCCGTGACGGGCCCAATCCGATCGCATTTGCTCCAAAATCAGAGCCTTTTCTGCGTCATTGGCGCACGAAAAGACGGCTGAAGCATGCCCCTCCATGTATCCGACGCCAGCCAGCAGGTGATCCTCTGGCCCATCGCGTAACTGCTCGCGGTGATAGTCCGAAAGACGCGCAGCCTTCCCGGTGCGACGTTTGACAGGCATCCCTTACCCTCTATTGCTGGCGAGCGGCGGCGGCCGGCGTCCCTCGCTCGGCGCGCCCGCATCCAGGTCGAGCTCTCGCACCAGTCGGGCGAACTGCAGGCGGCAATCGCGCTCGACCCCTAGGGAGGGGTGGGGCTTCAGGTCGCCGCGTGACGTCGTGACTGTCAACGATCCGTGCGCCGCGACCTCTTCGCGCGCCTGCTGCATCCGGTCCCATGCTTCGCACGCTGCCCGCAATAAGCGCAGATGGTGCGGCTCAAGGTCATAATCGGCGGTGACGGTTCGCCACCATTGAGCGACCTCACGGGAGAGGTGACGAGGCGGGCGGGGCAAGGTCGATCTCGCCATGGGCTTCTCCTAATGTTGATTTGAACCGGGGAGACGCGCAAAAAAGTGTGGGGGAGCGCCGGTGTCCAAAAACGGCAGCAAGAAACTTTTCACCCCGGGGGTGGGTCATGGATGTATTTTGTCGCCGATCGCATCGGGCCAGCGCTTGACGATACGTCTCGTCAGTCCTCCACTGGATACGGTGGCGATCTCTACGAAGCCGCCCACTGAATGATGGGGCCAGCCTGATGCTGCGTCCGTCGTGTGGCGCTGCGCCGTCACCCATCCGATCGCAGCTAGCTCTGGATCGAGCGCGTCTACTTCGTCCCATGATGGTGTGGCGGGAAGCCCTATAGCTGCGAGCACGTCAGGAACGGCAGGCGCGCCTCGCGGGCTCGTCGTCCGCTCCATCTCATAAGGCGCGAGATGTTCATGCCCGCTAATCGACGGATGCGACGTCATGAACCACGCTTGCGCCTCTGCGGCACTCTCCGACCACCCGACCAGACTTGCTTCCATGCAGGCATGTTGTCCAACCCGCTTTGGGTTGAGGTCGAGCGCCAGGCGGTGGCACTTTGGGGCATAGTCCGCCATCCAACGCACGCATGCGTCAAAGCTCGGTGCGCCCTCTAGGTGAGTTGGCACCCAATTCACCCAGGGCCCGACGCCACCTCTGAAAGCAAGGGCAGCTCGCCCGCTTGCTACCGTCCAAATCTTTGCGCCGATCGCGTGAACGGTGCCATCCGTCCGGGTGGCAACCCCGTCGGTGATTAGGTGCACACACCGCCGCCCGGGCTGAGGAAGAATGTTGCAGGCGCTCATGCTGCGACCTTGATGAGATCGACACCGCCACCGGCGCATGTTGCATCGAGCTGAGCAATCAACGCCGATCCGTTCGGGATGATGCGCCCACTGCGATCCGGAGTGAATATTTCTGGTCCATCCTCGCCTACCAGATAGCTAAGGCCAGAGCCTACCGGCCCGCCGTTCTTTCGTGCGCCCGCAAGCTCCGATTTGGCCAGAGTCCGCAAGCCGCCAATATCGATTGCCGCACCCAACGCAGTAGCGCCATTGCCGCTCAATCCCAGGACAGATCTGATGCCGCCGACGATGGTCTTCTGAAGCTGGATCCTGATAAGGTCCGCAATGATCTGCTGCGCCACGTTTTTGAATACGTCGCCGAGAGAGCGCATTCCGGCGCCGGCTTGCGCCAGACCGTCAATGAGCCCGTCAATGCCATCCACCTGCACCCTCTCCAGCGCCTCTCGGGCTTCCTCGGCACTCTTGGGGATGCGGTCGAGATATTCTTCAAGTGGCCCCTGCGTGTCGCGCATGGCGCGGTCCGTCGCCGCGCTACGCAGAGCGGGCAGCTGGGCAAGGCGCAGTCGCGCTTCGGATGCCTTTTCCAGGTCGCTGGACATGGCATCCAGCCGCAGGCGGCTTTCTTCCTCCGCGAACTGCGCGTCGAGGATGCGCAACTCCACCGCCCGCCGCTCGCGCGCGGTGCGCGCGGCATCGGCGCTATACTGCATCAACTCGATCGACAGCTGCGAGCGAACCTGATCGGCGCGGATCTGCCGGTCGCGGATTTCTTCTTCGGCCCGCTGGCGCGCCAGCTGCTTGCGCGCATCGGCATTCTGGTTGTTGAGCTCGATCAGCTGCTGCTTTTTGGCCACGTCGATCATGTCGTCGTCGTTGATGGCACGCTCTCGGATTTGCCGCTCTGTCTCGATATGCTGCAGATCGGCGTCGCGGCGCGCCTCCACCGTACCGGTCAGATCGGCGAGCGTCGTCGTAAGGTCGCTGTTTTCCCGATCGACATCATCGGTGAAGCGGCGAAGCGCATCGGCCGCGCGCTCGGCTTCGCGCTGGGCGCGCTTGCGCAGGGTTTCCTCTGACGGACCCTTGGCGCCGCTGGTTTTCTTGCTGCCAGACGCGGGCACAGGCTTCAGTGTCGATGCTGTGCGCGGCGCATCGGCGAGTGGATTTCCCGCCCAGATGCGGCGCAGTGCAGATGCCGTCATCTTCTGCTGTAATGCCGCGTCGGAGCGCTTCGCACGCTCGACGACGCTGGTATCGTCCATGAACGCGCTAAAGCTGTCGCTGAATTTCTTGCCGTAGAACAGATTGGCGGTGGCGCTGCTGGCCGCCATCGGCACTCGAACGAGGCTCGTCAAGCTGTCCACAAAGCCGCCGACCTGTTGCGGTCCCAGCTTGTAGGGATTAGCGTTTTGCGCGGACACGAGGAACTGACGCGCCTGTGATGCAGCGTCCAGAAACGGCTGGAAAGTGGCCGTCATTTCCTCGATTGCATGGCGGACTTGCACTCCCATTCGCTCAGCCGCGGCACCCAAATCGCCAAAGCCGTTTACCCCGTCCGTGATGAATTCTGTCACACTACTAGAAAACTCGCCGCCGCGATCGAAACCGCCAAACACATTGAGGGCTGCGGTTTGCACTTGCGTCATCGCATCAGCGAACGTCGGCGGGATTTGCTTGAACTCTTCATCGATGCCGGCCGTGAATTGCTGATCGGTCAGCGCTCGAAACAGTCGGTCGGCGGTCAGGTCGCCTTCCTCGGCCATTTTACGAAGCGATCCAATCGGAACGCCTAAGCTGTCAGCCAGCAACCGAGCCAGTCGGGGCGACGATTCCATGATGCTGTTAAATTCGTCTCCCCGAAGCACGCCAGAGGCGAGGGCCTGACCGAATTGTGTGGTTGCCGACGCCGCTTCGGCTTGGCCGGCGCCGCTAATCTTTAGCGCCTTGGCAAAGGTTTCCGTAGCACGGGCGGCTTCAAATTGCTGCCCGCCCATCTCTTTTGTGGCGCGAATAAAATTGGCGTATAGGGTTGCTGTCTCAGACAGCCCCGATCGCGTTGCGGCAGCAATTCTCTGCGCGTCCTGCTGTGCCTGGCTGAAATTTCCAAATTGCGCCGTCGCAAGCTTCAAGGATGCAGCAAGCTGCTTCGATTCGTCGGCCAGCCTCAAATATTGCATGCCGGCCGCCGCAACGGTGCTGATGCCTAGCGCTGCCTTCAAGCCGTTGAGGGATGACGACATCCGGGACGACGCTGTTTCTACATCTTTCGACGCCTTCGTGAAGGTCTGCGTCGTCCGGCTGGCCCGCTTGATGCCGGTCTCAAACTCTGCACTGTCAAGCCCTAGAGTAACGCGAAGCGCGCCGATAACTGCCCCGGCCATACATCATCACCTTGCAAGAAATGGAGTTGCCGTGTTGCGCGATTGAACCATGATGAACCGGATTGCGGCCGGCCCGCCCCAGGCATCGCGCTTGTCGTTATCGGCCGCACGGCAGCAGCCTCAGAAATCGGGGCGGATTAGCTTGCGGCGATCTTCATCAACCGGATGGCGTTCGGGTCCAACACGCCGCCGCCGACGCGCTTGCGGACGTAAAATTGGACATATGGCTTGTTCGTGAACGGGTCGCGCAGGACGCTGGTCCCGATGCGGTCGTTGATGAGATAGCCCGCATAGAAATCACCGAACGCGATAGCGAAGGCGTCCGCGCCGACGTTGGGCATGTTCTCGTCGATCTCGACCGGGCGCCCGAGCAAGGTGGCAGGCTGGCCTGCTACAAGGCTCTCGCGCCAGATGAAATTGCCTTGCCCGTCCTTCATCTTCGCAATGGCGGCAGCGGTCTGACTGTTCATGAGCCAGGTCGCATTCTGCCGGTAGGGCGCAGTGAGGCTATAAGCGAACGTCACCAGCGCGTCGGCGTTGGGGATGGTCGTCGCATGGCCCGACGGGGTGATGCCCAGCGTGCCGCCCGGGTGCTGGTTCTCGGCAGCGCCGCCGACGACATATTGCAGTAGGCCAAAGGGCTTGTTGGTGCCGTTGCCCGAGATGAAAGCGATGCCCTCCTGCACGCTGAACTCGCGATCGACCGAATCGGCCAGCCACTGCTCGATATCGAAGGAAGCGTCGTCCAGCAGCCGCTGCGTCACGGCCGGGTTGGCATAGATCTCGCCAGCCGCAAAGACGATCGACGACAGGGTCGGCGTGGTCGTTGCGGGCCGCGCCGCTGTCTCGCCTACCCAGCCGCTGCCCCATGCGTCGTTGTTCCAGACCGTCGAATAAGCGCCGACAGCCGTGGTGCGAACCTGCGCCAGCCGACGCATCGGGCTGACCGCGCGCTGCGCCTGCTGAATGCGGCGATCCCACTCGGTAGGAGCGAGATAGCCGCCATCGGCGTTATTGCCCTGCTGCATCGCCGCCTGGATCTGCGCGCGCGTGCCCTGCTTCTGAGCGGCCTGAATGTCCGTCTCGCCGGTTCCATGACGGAAATAGGCTGCGAACTGCGTGCTGTATTCCGGGTCGTCGGGGCGGAAAGCACCACCACCTCCCAGCTTTTGCGAGGCGCTCAGACGGGCAAGGTCATCATGCGCCTGCTCCAGCGCATCGACGCGCCCGTTATAGTGGGCCTTGAACTTCTCAAAGGCGACGGCCAGCGGGTCGGGCTTAGCCTCGGCACGCACCGCAAGCATGCCGCGAGGAAGGGCGGGGGCAACTGCGGCCAAGCCGCAAAGAATCGATACATGGCGCACGGGCGCACTCCTTCATTGTCGGGGGTGGGTGATTTCGCAGCGGCAGCGCGGGGCGTACCGTCATCCATGTGCCGGGCGGCAGCGCAGGGCGTACCGGAGCAATGGTGGCCTGCTATACCGGCAGGATCGGGCGGCGGCAGCGCGGGGCGTACCGTCAGAACAAACTATGAACTTAGGGTCGGCGGGTGTCAATCATCCGGGAAGCAAGCGAGCCTCGCCCGATGAAGCACGCGGATGAATGCCCGCCGGCCGCGCCTGCTCATGGTAGGGAATGCCTTTCGCAGCGTCCCGTCGATCTCTCGCGACGTCATCGGCTCCTCATAGCCGTCGGCATCGACCGGCCGATCGACGCTCAATTCGCCGTCCTCGCTCGCTCCAGCAGCTGCCTCTCCATCATGTCGAGCGCCGTCCGCAGGTATTCGATCGCCGCATGGCCGTCGCCGGTGTGCAGATCCGTCGCAAGGTCGTGCGCGCTGTAGATCGCGCCGATTACCGCGTCGGCTGGCGCGATTCCCCGGGCCACATACTGCCCGGCCGCTTTCCGGTTGAGCTTGCGGCAAAGCTCGATCGCCGCTGCCGCCTGGTCGCTAATCTCCAATGTCATTCTCCCGCTTTGAGTTCGGCCAGCCGTGCCAGCCCCTTGGGTG